AGCCACGAACGCTTCCGCGTATACCTCCACGGTGATAGGAACCAATATCCTGAATCCTTTCATCAACCATGCCGGGAACGGGATCACGGATCCATACATCAGCGGTAATGGATGTACGCCGGCCAAGGCCGAACTGGTCTGGCAGGATGCGATGAACCTGGTTACGGATATAAAATACAATGCCGATTCCAATGGCGGCAATATCTCTTTCAAAGTGGACCGTTCTTCCATCCGGCAAGGCAATGCCGTCATTGCGATCAAGGATGTGAGTGATGCCATCCTCTGGTCCTGGCATGTCTGGGTTACAGACGAAGACATTAACAATGTGATTGAGATAACCAATCATCAAAACGTAAAATATAATTTTATGCCCGTTAATCTGGGACAATGCGACGGTAATACCATCACCTATGAAGAACGGAGTTGCAAGGTAAAATTCATTGCCGGGGACCAGAGTAAGGAAATAACCATCAAGCAGTTGGCGAACGTAATCGCTACCGGAAGTAATGCTCCTTTTTATCAATGGGGACGTAAAGATCCGCTCTACCCTTCGAACGGAATGGGTAACACAACCAAAATCTGGTATGACAAGGAGGGAATTCCATCTACAGCAAATCCTATGAAAGGAACCTTTTCGGCCGGGAATGATTGTATCAAGAACTGTATTCTCAATCCTAATCTGATGCACAATAGATATAATGGAGATTATACCTATTACAACCTGTGGAGTGCCGATAATAAAACAACTTCTGCCAATGACAATCCTGTTAACAAGACTATTTACGATCCGTGTCCCGTTGGTTTTAAACTTCCTGCCAGTAACGCTTTCACAGGATTTACCACAACAGGAGAAAGTGTATCATCTTCCACTCAAGTTAACGGTACCTGGAGTAGTTCGGAAAAAGGTTGGTATTTTTATACAAATTCCGAAAAAACACAGAGCATTTTCTTCCCGGCGTTAGGGTATCGTAGTTATTCCACTATGCGGCCAGGTAGTATCGGGACACAGGGTTGCTTCTGGTCGGCACATCCGGTAGCGAAGGGCAATAATTATTACCTTAGAACTAGCTCAGTAGACGTACAGCCAACATATATGGTCGATCGGGGATTCGGGTATGCGCTCCGTCCTTGCCAAGACTAAAGGGTTGCAATAAAAACAAGGAGCTGCTTACTAACACAGTTGCAGCTCGAGAAAGAACACGGCACAGAGGGAAAAAAGGTAAGTCAAATTAGCCGAAGCGGAGAACATGATTCATTGCTTCGGCTTTTTCTCATCTATGTTTGGAACTCATCAGCGTCTTTCCTTAGCTCCCGAGCTGTTTATTGAGCAGCTTTACACGCTTTCAGCGTTTCTTTCTACTTCCTTCTGTCGTACTCAGAATCGATCACAGAATCGGTTCGGTTCCGGATGAATCCGTTATCTCTCTACTAGTTGCATTTGATTTCCAGCATATCAAAGGCTCTCCTCTACTTCCCCCCACATCAACAAATAACGGTATTTCACATTATTATCCTGCACTCGTTGCATCCACTGCGGTTTTCCCACTTTTTATCACTAACTTTATAGATAAAATCCCTCCGAAGAGAATTGCCAATGACACGATCAGGAAATACTCGGAATGGGAAATATATGGGAGAGGATAAAAGGAGATATCATACTATAACGAATATATTACAATATAATCTGATCCCTGATTTTTTTACTATATTTGCAAAGTATTGTATAACATTTAAAAATATGACCATGGAAAAAACATTTGCACAAATCAGTGAATTGTTTGATCAATTTTCAAAAGATGCCAGCCTCCAGGTAGAAAAAGGAAACAAAGCTGCCGGAACCCGTGCCCGCAAAGCATCACTCGAACTTGAAAAACTCCTCAAACGTTTCAGAAAAGAGTCACTCGAAGCCTCGAAGTAATTTTTACTCTGGTCTCGACGGTATGGAAATGGCGGCATAGCGTGTACCATATCGAAAAAAAACTTTTCGTTTCACAGCGGGGAGGCTTTATTAGTTGTGATAAAATTAAATATCAATTATGTGAAATTTCTATTTCGCTTCTGAAAAAACAACTCTACTTTCGTATATCTGTTGGATTCCGCAGGTGTATAGTCGGCAATTTCTCCTTAACTAATTCTGATAATACGTTCGGCCGATATTCCATGTCATTCCAGTTCTGTAGCAACCAAGCAAGCTCTTGATATATTCAAAGAATCGTTGATACCTGATGTACCAGTAGAACTGTCGGCAGCACCAGTTACTCTCACGGATAAACTGTATTTTTTCGTTACACGGGCCAGTTCGTTAAAATTAAGCCTTTGTGAGGTATCCTTTAGGACACCGTATTGGAAGCAAAAAAGAAATAGATAGGTGTACCAATACATTCCCCATCAGCGTATGAAAAAAACATTGGAATCCATAGAAAGGGTGTCCTGAAAGCCAAACTGCATATTTCGGGAAATCGTATAATTACATGATGGCTTTCCACTTTCAGATTGAAAGGTTGTCGTGTCAAGAAGTGATGAACCGCTCCAATAGCTATGCTTCAGCCCTCCACGAAGTGAGTTCAAACCGCTGTAAGCGTTATTGGATATGTACATCTAGTTATATTATATTTATAAAAATATCAAAAACAATAAGTTACAATATACCATAAGAAGCTATTTTTATTTATCCGAACACAAAGTTATGCTTTAAAAATAAAATGTCAAGGCTGAAATGAATTATGATTTTTTAAATATGCTAAATTGCTTCTGTTTTAATACTGTTGTCTTTTCACTTATAAACATACCAACTCCGGAGGCAAAGGCTGGGATGGTTTGTCGGCATATTCGCCGTTAAACCGTCCTGTTTTCGTTTACTCAAAAAACAAGACTACAAAACAGAAGAAGAAAGCATAACGGTGTAACTGATTCATTTACAGAAACGAAAGTCTTTTGTAGTCCTTTCCTGTCCGACATTGGTTTGGCAGAATAAAGCGGATAAAGGCAAACGTTCCGTTTCTTATCCGTTACCCGTTTCAGGGAGCGAAAAGCGGTGCAGAACGTTGTCCGAAAATGACCGGAAAAGTCCTTATTTGTCTGTGTTTCACATTGTTCTAAAACTCACAAAAGCAGTAATTTTACAAACTTAAAAATGAGTGATTATGAACAACGAACTGAAAGTGTCCTTTTACATCAAAAGGGAAAAGAGCGCAGCCAACGCCTGCGGCATTTATCCGGTGATTGGCAAAATCATTGTCGGCAGTACGTTAGCCCAGTTCAGCAGCAAGCTGAAAGTCGATGAACGCCTGTGGGACGTCAAGTCAGGACGTGCGACCGGAAAGAGCAGGCAAGCCGTTGAGTTGAACCGGGCGATAAACAGGATAAACCTTGCCATTCATGCCAGCTACAAGGACATCTTGAAGCGGACGGGCAAAGTCACAGCCGTGGAGGTAAAGAACGCCTTTCAGGGTGTCGCAACCGCACAGACGACCGTCATTGCCCTGTTTGAGGAAATGATGCGGGATTTCAAGGCGAGGACGGGCATAGACCGGGCGGAATCTACCTACAAGCAGTACGAGGTGCTGCACGACCAACTGAAAGACTTCCTGAAAATACAGTACCACGCAAGCGACATACCGTTTACAGAACTGGACTTGCCTTTCATCGAATCCTTGGACTTCTATTTCAGGGTAAGGCGCAAAATGAAAGCAAGAACCGTCAAATCAAGGCTCGTGCTGTTTAACAAAGTCGTCCTGCTGGCATTGCACCGCAACATCATCAGCCGACACCCGTTTGCAGGCTTTGAGACGGAGAAGATAACGGCACAAGACAAGTCGCTGACCCCCGAAGAACTGGAAAGGCTGCTTTCCACTCCCCTGAAATCGGCTACCCAGCGTTTCATCCGGGACATGTTCGTGTTCTCCGTTTTCACCGGAATATCCTACGCAGACCTTAAAAAACTGGCATGGAAAGACATTATCCGGGAGAATGACGGCAGCCTGTGGATTTCGGCAGACCGCCAAAAGACGAAAACCGCTTTCAACGTCAAGCTGCTGGATATTCCGGTTCAGATAATGGATTACTACGAGGGGCTGGCGGAGGGTGACAGCGTGTTCCCTGCAATGAGTTTGGGACAGGTAAACGTAGGGTTGAAGCGTATCGCCCGGCATTGCAAAATCAACCGGGCACTGACCTACCACATGGGGCGTTATACCTTTGCGTCCCAAATTTGCCTGTCGCAAGGCGTACCGATAGAGAGCGTGAGCCGGATGCTTGGGCATACCAACATCCAAACCACCCAGCGTTACGCACGCCTGAACAACGGGAAGATAATAAGCGACATGAAAATGTTTGCCGAAAGAGTAGCCAACGAATTTAATTTTATCCCATGAAAAAAGAAAAGGGCATACAGAACAGCCGGAGCACCTTTGCCGTGCTGTTCTACCTTAATACCAGTAAGGTGAAGAAATCGGGCAAGTGTCCGGTAATGGGACGCATCACGGTGGACGGCAAGAGCACGGCTTTCAGTACCGGGCTGGAACTCCGCCCGGAAGAATGGAACGCCAAAGAGGGCGCAGCCACGGGAAACATGACGGAAGCCAAAGAGGTGAACGGGCGTATCGCCCGATGCCGCAGCGACCTGATGAAGCATTACGACATGCTGCTTGAAAACAAAAGCTACGTCACGGCTGAAACCCTGAAAAACGCCCTGCAAGGCTTCACGCTCAAACAAAACACGCTGATGCAGGAAATGGCGGCACTCGTGGAGGAAAAGCGCCTGTCGCTGGGCATTGCCATTACCGCATCCACTTACCGGAAATACATAACGATACACAAGCACCTGAAAGGTTTCCTGTATCATAAATACGAAGTATCGGACATCCTTTTCGGTCAGGTGGATTTCGCTTTCCTCGAAGCGTTCAACTATTACCTGAAAGTATGCTTGCAGTTGTCAGCCTGCACGGTGAACAACTACATGAAAATATTCCACAGCCTGATAATGCGAGCCATGAACAAGGGGCTTGTCTTTCAAGACCCGTTTTTCGAGTATGAATACGAACAGGTGACGGTACGCCGCAAATGGCTGTCTGTGGACGAGATAAAAGCAATGATGAAAGCGGAGTTGAAGCACCCGACCGAAATATTCGTCCGGGACATGTTTATTTTCTCAACATTCACGGGCATATCCTACGCAGACCTTGAAAATCTGACCTATGACAATATCGGGCGGCAGGAGGACGGGACTTTGTGCGTCACCCTGAACAGGCAGAAAACAGGGTCGCTTGCGTTTATCCCGCTAACCGATATTCCCCTGCGCATAATGAAGAAGTACAAAGACACGCCCTTTGCCGGGACGGGCGGGAAAGTGTTCAAGATGTGTACCCTCACCAATGCGGACATATTACTGAAAAAGATAGCCAAGAAAGCCGGGATAGACAAACGGCTGACCTACCACATGAGCCGCCACAGCTTTGCGACCCTTTGCCTTTCAATGGGCGTACCCATTGAGACGGTCAGCAAGATGCTGGGACACCAAAGCATAGACACCACCCGCATTTATGCGAAGATAACCCGTACCAAACTGAACGAGGACATGACGAGCCTTGCCGGGCGTATCAAAGGCAGGTACAGGCTTGCACGGCAGTAAGCCCATAAAAAAGCCGGCAACACAGTTTTCAAGAAAACGTGATTGCTGGCTTTCAATCAAACAATATAGAAAACAAGACAGCTATATTTCAATACTTCAATATTTCAAGAAAGCAAGACATCAATAAAACAAGATTTCATGTTTTCAAGATTTCATTTTCTGTAATGTCTTTCCAGCAGGTCTAAAATCTCGCTTTCACGATAGATGATTTTTCCCGGAAGCTGCACGTAGCCCAGCAGCCCCGTGTCCCTGTAATCCTGCAACGTCCGTTTGCTGATGCAAAGCCGCCTGCACACCTCATCACCCGTCAGGTAGTGTTCACCGTTCAATACCGGGCGATAGTTCATTACCACGTACTCCACGTTTTCCAGCACCCTGTCGAGGGAGGAAAACAGTACCAGCGTGGTTTCGGAATCTTTCGTTATCAAATCCATACGCCTACTTTTTAGAATTGTCCCTTACTTGGTCGAGCAGAAAGGCTTCCACGTCCGAAGCCTTGTAGTAAATCTTGCCGTTTATCTGCGAGTAAGGCAGTTTTCCCGTGTCACG